ACTGGAAGCCTTGCGTGCTGGCGCGCACGTCGATCATCAGGGTGTCGATCGGGTCACTCATCGCCGAAGCGCTCCAGCAGTTGGTCGAGCTCGCCGCGGCTGAGCGGTTGCTCGCCGGGCGGATCGAAAGTCGTGAGAATGGCCGCGAGCTCGGCCGGGGTGGCTTGCCAGAAGTCCTCCGGCCGCCAGCCGAGCAAGCGGGGGATCAGGCCGGCGAGCCGGGCTGCGCCATGCGCGAAACAATCGTTCATGCCTGCCCCCGCAGGATCTGCGTCAGCAGCGTCCTGAGCGGTGCGGCGCAGCCGGCGAGGCCGTGTTCGAGAACGGCCTCGCCGATATCGTCGCGGGACAGGTCGACCCGGTCCGCCAGGCAGTGCCAGAACAACGCGGCCAGTTCGGACAGGCGCAGGCCGCCCTCGCTGGCGCGTTCGACCAGGGCGAAGAGGGGGCCGAGTTCGTCCTCGGCGGCGACGAGCGCAGCGAACGTCGGCCGGAGCAGATGCGCGCGGCCGGCGATGGTCAGCAGAGCCTCGCCGCGTAGCGCGTTGGGCGACCTGTTATCTGCGTTATCGCCTGCGGCTACTTGAGCGCGCGTCACGCCGACACCACCTCGCCGGAGCTTTCCAGCTGGACGGTGTAATTGCGCTCGCCGTTGAAATCGCCGGCATAGTCGAGCCGCGAGACGAGGAACTTGCCGGTCAGTTTTTCGCCATTTTCGAACGCCAGCTGATAGTCCTCGATCGTGCCGGCCAGCGCGTGGCCGCGCAGCGCGATTTCGGCCGCGCTGCCGAGGAAGATCCCGGCGGCGCTGACCGACAGCGAGCGCGAGCCCGCTCCCGACAGCAACTCGCGCCAGCCGCCGGAATCCTTGTTGGTGACGACGACGACCTCGCCGTTGATCGATAGCTGAGTGGTCCGCAATCCGGCGACGGTGCTGTAAGTGGGCGGCTGCGCCCCGTCGCCGATCTTGAGCAGGAAGTTGGAGCCGTTCTGGGCAGGCATGGGAATCCTTTCGACAAATAAGTCCGTTCGCCCTGAGCTTGTCGAAGGGCGGCCTTGCGGACGCGTGCTTCGACAAGCTCAGCACGAACGGAGAACAGGGGCTCAGGAATTCCCGAGCAGGCGGAAGCGGTATTCGAGCAGGGCGGCGCGGGTGTTCGCGGGCCGCTGCTCGACGCGAGAGCGCAGGAAGACGATCGTCACGACGGCGAATCCGTCCTGCGCGCGCGCCAGGGAGGCGATGCGTTCCTCTATCGCCTGGACGAGGGTTGCGCCGGTCGCCGGATCGTCGCCGCGCAAATGCAGTTCGAGCGCGATGCGCACTTCACGGCCGGTGGCGTCCTTGACGCTCCAGTCGGTGCTGGCGCTGGTGACGAGGCCGAGCCACGGCGGGCTGGCGCGCGCCGGCGCTTCCTCGGTCACCGAATTGAGCTGGGCGGCCAGGGTGGGATCGGTGCGGAGCCACTCGACGAGCGCGGCGCGAAGCTGGGTTTCCATGATCTATCGGTCCTTCGCGAACAGGGGCCACAGCAGGCGCGCGCGGCGCCAGCGAGCCGGATCGCCGCGGCCCGCGAGCAGCCTCGTCTGCGCGGCCGCGACGGCGATTTGCGCGGCGCGGGTGGCCAGCGCGGCGGCAAACCCTCCGCCGGGCGCGGTCCTGGCTTCGATCACGCGACGCGCATCCGGCGCCACGGCCGCCACAAGGCGACGATGGCGGCGGGTGGTTGCAAGCCCTGGCCTTCGCCGTCGCGCCGGCGGTAGGCTTCGGCCGCGAGGCGGATGACGCCAAGGCGCACGCCGTCCGGCAGGCCGGCCCAGTCGGGCGCGAGGCCGGCGGTGAAGCGCACCGCCACGCGACCGGCGGCGCCGGGATTGAGGATGCGGACATGGGCTCCGCCGTCGGCATCGAGGTCGATCGCGTAGTCCGCCGGTGCGAACGCGAAGCGGGCGCCTTCGGGCGGGATGCCGTCGATCCCGGTGATCGCCTGGACGGGCCGCGTCTGCAGGCTTCGCCAGCAGGCGTCGGCGGGGAGCACTTCCTCGCACGTCGCCTCTAGCGGCAGCAGCCCTGTGAAAGCCTCGCAGGTTTCGAGCGCCGCGTTGAGCAAAGCCGCGAGAGTGGCATCGTCACCCGATGAGGCGATCGCAAGCCAGGCCTTGAGTTCGTCGAGCGCCGCGGGCGCAAGCGCCGGCGGCGCGATGATCGCGCGTTTCATGGAGTTGTCCTGCTGGAGAGGAAAGCCCTCTCCCGTTGTGCTGCGCACAGCTGCGCTTCCAGGGGGAGAGGGTTGGGAGAGGGGGCTGTCAGGAGAGCCGGTGGCTTACATCCCCGCCCCCAACCCTCTCCCCTGAAGGGGAGGGGGTTTCACGCTTACGCTTCGATCTTCAGCAGCTTGATCGCGTCGCTGTCGAGCACCTGCCCGCCGATGCGCTTCGTCGCGTAGAAGTGGACGAACGGCTTGTTGGTGAACGGATCGCGCAGGATCGAGGTCGAGCTGCGCTCGGCGATAAGATAGCCGGCCTTGAAGTTGCCGAAGGCGATCGGGAAAGTGTCGGCGCCGACGTCGGGCATGTCTTCGGCTTCGACCACGGGATAGCCGAGCAGGCGATCCGGCTGGCCTTCGACCAGGCCCGGCTGCCACAGCAGCGCGCCATCGGTGGTCTTGAGCTTGCGGACTTCGGCCAGCGTGGCCGAGTTCATCACCCAGCTGGCGCCCTGGCGATGCCCGCTCTTGAGTGTGTGAACGAGGTCGATCAGCCGGCTCTCCGGATCGGTGCCGAAACCGGCGGCATCGCCGGTCGCGAGGTACTGCAACGTGCCGAACGGGCGCACCGCGTCGCCGCCCAGCGAGGTCGCGGCGGTGAGGAAGCCGGCGGGCTGATTGGCCCCGGAGCCGTTGACGAACGCCGCGCCTTCCGCGCGGGCGAACTCCATCGCGATCTCGCTGGCGATCCAGCCTTCGAGGTCGAACGCCGCGTCGTCGAGCATCGCCTGGCTTGCCGCCGGGTTGGCGTAAAGCTCGCCGGAGGGCGGCGCGACTTCCTGGAACTGCGGAGTGGCCGTCTCCGGCCGGGCCGCGGTCTCCGAAACCCAGCCACTGGGCGTGCCGCCGGTGGTGACGAGCTTGCGATAGCCGGCGGTGCCGACCTGGACGATCTGGGCGATCTGGCGGATCGGGCTCATGACCTTGAGCTGGCTGGCGATCAGCGCGTCGATTTCGCGCGGAACCGCATAGCCGCCATCGGCCGGCACCGTGCCGCTGATCGACTTGACCTCCGCCTCGCGACCGCGGCGCAGGTAGCCGTCGACGAAGCCCTTCATTTCGGGCGTCGGCGCGGCGATACCGTCGAGCGCCGGACGCGACGCGGCGCGGCTGACCCGGTCGAGCCGCGCCTTTACCTCGTCGACGTCGGAGCGCAGCACGGTAATGGCCTGCTCGGCCTGGTCCTGGCGCGCGACGATATCGAACGACGCGCTGAGGACTTCGGTTTCAACTTGCATATCCATGGGGGCAATCACCTTTCTTCAGGGACAAAAAGGCCGCCCCGATTGGCGGCCGCTTGGGAATTCAATCCTCCCCGAGCTTGCTCGGGGAGGGGGACCATCCGAAGGATGGTGGAGGGGAGCGAGAGAGGGCCATTCCGTCACCGGCCTGCGGCGGGCGCCACCTCCCCGAGACAAGCTCGCGGAGGATTTTACTGAACCAGATGCACTCTCGCCCCCGGCTGGAGCGGGTGCGTGACCAGGCTCACTTCGAGCAATTCGATGTCCTCGAGCACGCGGCCGGCCGGGACCGGCGTGTAACCGCGCGCGCGGTAGCCGAAGCTGAGGCCGGAGACCTCGCCGCGCTGCAATAGGTCGGCGGCGCGGCTGTCGGGGCTGTCGAGCCGGGCGATCACCCGCAGGCCGCGTGCGTCGGTGGTCGCCTCGACCCGGCCGATCGGTTGCGCCGGGTTGTGCTGCCACAGCAGCGGATAGCGGTTTGTCTCGGAAAGCGCCTTGACGAAGGCGCGAGGTCGGATGGTGTCGCCGGCGCCGTCGGCAATGCCGAACAGCGCGGCATAGCCGGCAAAGCACAGGGTCATCGGAACAGCCCCGAGACATTGAGCCGCACGGCGATGCCGATCAGCAGCGCGGCTAACAGCGCGCGCACCGTCCATTCGACGGCCGCCTTCCACGCGCTCGCCTTGGCCGCGCGCCAGGCGCCGAGCAGCTCGCGCAATTCGTCGATGTCGTCCTGCGCCTTGTCGTCGCTCAGGCCGAGGCGGGCGAGCGCGCGGGCGGCGCCGACCTCGCTCGCTTCCTCGACGATGGCGCGCAGCGTGGTCAGGTCGCAGCCGACGGCCTGGTTCTGGCCGACCGCTTGCGCGACCAGCCCGGCGAGCATGTCGTCACGGATCATTTCGCGCCTCCCGAAATCCCGAGCATCGCGCGCTTTTCGACCGGATCGAGGAAGTCCGCCGCGGTCACTTGCGCCCACAGCTGCTGGCGGTCGTCGGCCAGCGCCGGCACGCGGTCGAGGTCGACGGCGAGCGCCAGCGACGGGAACCACGGCCGCAGCCCTTCGCTCAGCCCGCCGAGGATCTTGCCCGCCAACGGCAGCAGCGTCAGCCGCCACAGCGCGCGGTTGGCTTCCTTGTAGTTCGAATAGGTATTGTCGCCCGGCAGCCCGAGCAGCATCGGCGGCACCCCGAAGGCGAGCGCGATGTCGCGCGCGGCCGAATCCTTCAACGCGGCGAAATCCATCTCCGCCGGCGAGAGCGCCATCGATTGCCAGGT